ATTAAGTGGGCAGAACAAGGAAGATTACATACTAAATATGTAAACTGTTCTTCAGCTCAAGCAGCTGGTGTAAATACAGCAGTAATAACTATTGCTGATCCTAACATACCAGGATTAGTTGCTAACCAAACAAGTATTGGATTAAGAGTAGGTCAGACAGTTATGATTTCTGATAACACGCCTGGTTCTACATTATCTAATAAAGGTGTTATTTCTATTGCTCCAACTCCTGGTGCTAATACTTTCCAAGTAGAGTATTACGAAGCAGCTGGACAAAGTTTTGCAGCAGGTGTAACAGTATCTGTATTTGTTTACGGTTCTGAATTTGCAAAAGGAACAACAGGAATGGACGGTTCTTTAGAAGCGGATGATGTATTCTTTTCTAATAAGCCTATTATCATGAAAGATACTTACCAAGTTTCTGGTTCTGATATGGCACAAATCGGTTGGGTAGAAATACAAACTGAAAATGGTGCTAACGGATACCTATGGTACTTAAAGTCTGAGCATGAAACAAGATTACGTTTTGAAGACTACATGGAAACTGCAATGATTGAGGCTGTACCTGCGGGAACAGGTTCTGGTGCAGAAACTTATTTAAGTTCAGCTACAGGGGGTGCATTCCCACACGCTGGTTCTGAAGGTGTATTCTTTGCAGTAAACAATAGAGGAAATGTTTGGGGTGGAGGAAACCCAACTACTCTTGCAGGTTTTGATTCTATGATTCAAAGACTTGACAAGCAAGGTGCTATTGAAGAAAATGTAATTTTCTGTAACAGAAACTTCTCATTTGATATTGATGATATGTTAGCTGCACAAAACTCTTACGGAGCGGGTGGTACTTCATATGGTCTATTTGACAATGATAAGGATATGGCGTTAAACTTAGGTTTCACAGGATTTAGAAGAGGTTATGACTTCTATAAGTCTGACTGGAAATACCTAAATGACCCTACAATGAGAGGTGGTTTAATTGGTGGTGGTGTGAATGGACTTTTAGTTCCTGCAGGATCAACATCAGTTTATGACCAAATCTTAGGTAAAAACGCTAAAAGACCATTCTTACACGTGAGATACAGAGCGTCTGAGACTGAGAATAGACGTTACAAGACTTGGATTACAGGTTCTGCGGGAGGTGCTGCTACATCTGATTTAGATGCTATGACAGTTAACTTCTTAACAGAAAGAGCTGTTTGTACTTTAGGTGCGAACAACTTCTTCCTATTCAATGCTTAAACAGAAGTAAATTAATATAGGGGGGATTCGTCCCCCCTTTATTTTAAAATTAAATTAAATTAAATATTATTATGAAAAAAATACACGAAAAATTCGTATCCAAGTCTTATAGACTAAAAAGAACAGACGTACCATTATCTTATATGTTAGCGTCAAGACACTCATCAAGATTTCCATTACTACACTTTGACGAAGACACAGGGACAAACAGGCCGTTACGTTATGCACGTAATCAAAAATCTCCTTTTGAAGACGAGCAAGATGGAAATGCAATATTAGAACCTGTAGTATTTGAAGATGGTTTTCTAACTGTTGAAAAACAAAATCAAGTATTACAACAATTCTTACATTATCATCCACAAAATGGTATGGTATTTGAAGAAATAAATCATGCAAGAGATGCTCAAGAAGAGTTAGAGTTAGCAGAAATGCAACTTAATGCTCAAATTATGGCAAAAGAGTTATCTACAGATAAACTTGTAACTGTATGTAGAGTTTTCTTAGGTGGTAGTGTAGATAAAATGTCTACAGCAGAATTAAAAAGAGATGTATTAATGTTTTCTAAATCTCAGCCAGAAGATTTTATGAATATATTAAATGATCCTTTATTAGACCTACAAGACACTGTAATACAAATGTTCTCATCTAACTTGTTACAATTTAAAAATGGGCAAAAAGACGTACACTTTAACTACAAGAAAAATAAAAAACGTATGTTAACCGTGCCTTTTGGTGAAGATCCTTACTATATTGTGGCTTCTTATTTTCAAAGTGATGAAGGGTTAGAAACTTTTAAAATGTTAAAAAAGACCTTAAATAAAGAAGAGTAATTTCTTTATATTTGTACTTTATTAACTAATACCCTTAATCATATTTTTATTATGGAAAAATTTATATCATTCACAAACACTGCAGCTTCAATTGCGGGGGGACTAAATATATTCCCTTCAGCAGACGTTGCTGCAATAGTACAAACTTCAGCTACAAGAGTAACTGTATCTTTCAAAAATCATTCAGCAGATTATGATGAATTACAAATTAATCATACAGCTATTCCTGCTTATAACGCTGCAACACCTAATCAGTGTACAGCAATGAGAGATTTAATTACAGATACAGTAGCTTCATCATTATCAACGGGATGGACAAGTCCTATATTTAATTTAGTTATTCCTGGACCAACTGAGTTGGTGGCAGCAGCAGCAGGAACACAAGTTGTGATTACAAGCATTACTTGGGCATAGTATTAACTAAAAAAAATAAGATAATATGAAAGCAAAATATTTAGAAATCCCTATTAACACAGTTGTAGCTTCGGGTACAAATGAGTTGGTAGTGGGAACAACCGCTTCAGTGGGAATAGCCGAAGGAACTGCTACAACTGACACACAGGATAAGCTTGTTGATACTGGTGCTACTTTTGTTGCTGATGGTGTTGTTGTAGGTGATATTGCATACAACATTACTGACGGCACTCAAGCTGCTATAACAGCTGTAAATGCTAACGGACAAGAAGTGAGTTTTGCTTCTGACTTATTCCCTGATGGTAATGAAGTTTATGCAATTCGTAAGGAAAAGCAATTAAATGCTGTTGCAACATTTACAACTCGTAAAGTTAGAGTTGGAGATATTGTAAAGAATACAACTGCAAGTACACAAACTACTGTAGCTGCTTTAATTAACGAAACATCATTAACATTAACGGCTGATATATTTAACAGTTCAACTTTGTTTAATGATAATTTTACAATTGAAGCTCCTGCAACAGAAGTTTACGACAATGGAAAGTCTTTTTTAACGTCTCTTACTGTAGGTGATGTGTATGAAAATACAACTCAAAACTTCAGTGAATTAGTTTCTGTTGTTATAGACGACTTTAGATTTAGATGTAGCTCTACAGTTGGTGCAATTGGAGACGCTTTTAATGTTTTTGATTCAACAGTAGCTTCTACTTATTTGGTTCTTATGGATCAAATAGTTTTAGTTGATAGAGCAGGTGCGGAACAAACCAGAATATTCTTAAACATTACAGGTCAAACTAATAATTACATAACTATTGACCATTCAGATCAAGGATCAGGAAGGGCTGTTGCTATTGCAATACAAGATGCTATGAAAAGAGGATATATAGGCGTGAATATGCCTGAACCTCCTGGACCTTCTGCTGCAAGAGTACAAATGCCTATATTTGAAAGCTCTATAATTACAGTTGAAAGTGTAGTGCTGTCTTAACAGTTTTATAACAAATTTAAAGAGAGGTTACAAAAAAAGTAACCTCTTTTTTTTTGCTATATTTGTAAAAGAATAAAACGCACTATCTATGGCAATGATTGATGAGGTTAGGAGTACAGTATTAGGTATTATCAATAAGAATAATTATGGATACTTATCTCCTCAAGATTATAATTTATATGCAACGCAAGCTCAGTTGGATATATATGAAGATTATTTTTATCAATACAATCAGTGGATTAATAAAGAAAACCAAAGACAATCGGGAACAGGCTATGCAGATATAGTAAAAGGATTAGTTGAGGTTATAGATTCTTTTTCAGAAGAAGTTTTTTTAACACAAACAAATGCAAATGTTTTTAGCCTACCTTCTGACTATTATTTAGTAAATAAAATATACTACTACCCTGAGTTATTACTTAGTGGTACTTTTAGTGCCTCAGTAGGAAATGTAATGGATGCTTTAGCACCAGCAACACCATTTACTGCACCAGGAGGTTTTAACGTACCTCAGTTTCCACCAACTAATAGTCTTATAGTAAACACTTCTACTTTAAAACAAACTTTTATAACAGGAGTAGCTACAACATCTCAAATAAATGTTGCTGAAGCCTTATTTGCAGTTGCAGGAGAGTATTCTATATATAGTAATACAAATATAACAGAGGTAGAAAGAGTAAGTCAAAATAAAATATTTTATCTTACAAGCTCTACAATGTCAGCTCCTACTAATCAATTTCCTGCTTACGTGTTAAGTGGCAATAATATTTCGGTTTACCCTACATCTATTAAAACAGCGGGTCAAATAAAAGCACAATATGTAAGGTATCCAAAAACACCTCAATGGACATATACTCTGTTAAGTAATGGAACACCTCTTTATGATCCTACGGTA